GCCCAGATATGCGTTAAAACCGCTCCAGACGGTTCTATTGGACCCAAGACCGTACAAGCACTCAACCAAGCCAATCCTGAGCTATTTGTGGCCTATTACGCGCTTGCAAAGATCGCTAGGTACAGAGACATCGTGACCAGGGACAGGAGCCAGATGAAGTTCTTACTTGGTTGGCTAAATCGGACGTTGAAATTATGAACTTCTTAGGCATAGGGTCGGTGATCGAGTCTGTTGGTAAGGTCGCATCGGACCTGATAACGACTGACAAGGAGCGGATGCAACTCGAGCTCGAGGCCAAACGCATCGACCAGGCTATTGATCTCGGCCAGATGGAAGTTAATAAGGTTGAGGCTGCGAACCAAAACTTATTTGTTGCCGGCTGGAGACCTGCAATAGGTTGGGTTGGTGCTGGTGCGATGTTTTACCAGTTCCTGCTCTATCCTCTTCTCGTCTGGGCGTGGACCTGGTTGCAGGCAGAGGGTTATGTTCCTCGTGAGGTATCGCCTCCTCCCATGCTCGACACAGACGCGCTATGGGTTATTTTGAGCGGGATGCTGGGGATTGCTGGCATGAGAAGTTTCGAGAAAAGTCGCGGTGTTGCGCGGTAACTTCGTCCCTGACCATTTGCCCTATCTTGTCTCCGTGAACCTTATCTATCTTCTCGATAATTGGGAGTCTTTTAGTCTTAGGAAGTTTTAGGATCATCTTCGCCCAATCCTGAACGACAAACGGCAGCGCTTTCTCATACGCTGCCGCGATCTCCTCAACGTCCGAAGATTTAACTTGCTTGATAAGGTTGATCCACGATGCCACGGATCGACCATTCCTTAAACGCTTTATGCTTTGCCATCGTCTCTTGACACTCGGTGCTTGGAGGAATCCACCCGTATTCCCTCCATATTTCTTCGACGGGCCTGAACCGTTCTTTCCTGGTCTGATTCTCGATTAACTCTTTCCAGTTGCTCATAGTAGTTCCTTCGGCCACGCATGAGTAGCAGCCGCGTAAGGAGTGCCTGGCCGTGGTGCATGATAGAACCTCCGTTTTTCAAAGTCTTTCTCTTTCCAGAACGCACTAGGATTCTCGCTCTCGATAGTCCTGATCGCTTTTTCAAGCGCAGGAGAATCGTCGGTTATGAGCTTGGGTCTAACAATATAAGCCTGCCTCAACAGGCTCTGGTGTTTGCTTAGGTGCATATTTGTCTCCTCAGAACGGTACGTCGTCGTCATTTTTTACGGGCTTTGCTTCTCCGTCTTTCTGCTGGAACTTCAGACCCAGATACTTACCATCAGAGCCATCGTTGACCCAACCTGAGACCCAGTAGTCAATCCCTCCTATAGTCGCTGACCCTCTGTAATCAGGGTGAGCGTCTTTTTCTTTTTTCTTGTTCTTGCTAATACTTCCGGTTAGTTCTTTTGGCATAGCGATTTCTCCATTTCTGACACCTCGGCTAGAAAGTTCGTGAGTTGTAGCTCGATGATCTTGAACTCCTCTGGCTTTGGCTCGTATCTAACAATGAATAACTGCAAGTGATCTGGAAGCCTTGGGTCGAAACTTACAAAGTCGCACCATGTCTTACCTGTCACGAGCATTTGAGTGAGCATTTGAGACTTGTACTTAGTGGGAACCTCCTTTGCGAGTAAATAATCAACGTGAGTGTTTGAGTTAGGACACTTGATCTCGATCAGACCTGAGCCTACAAACCCATCAGGAGAGGCTCCAAGCCATTCTATGCTCTTATGCTTATGAAAACCTGTCTGCTCCACAATCGAGCCTGTATGCTGCTCATAAGCGACTCTAGCGATAGGTTCTTGCTCTGTACCCCACTGCATAGCAGCGTTCGTAAAGGAATCGCTCTGTAAGCCTGTTAAACGCTCTGTGACGAGCTGGATTGCATAGTTCCTACGTGTAGCCGTACCTTGCTTTGCAATCGCGTCTGAAGCCCTAGACGCGGTTACGTGGCCTAGTCTTGCTTTGTACCAATCTTCAGTTCTTTGTTCCATTTTGCACCTTTAGAAATCCTCGTTCGATCATTGCCTGCATCGTGTTTATGTAAGCCTGGTTCCAGAAGTCTCGACGTTCTTCACGAGACATATCCTTCCCCTGGTCTAAGTATGTGTGACAACGAAAGCACAGGGATGCTACTAAAGCATCAGATACCTTAATGCCCATGCCTTTTCCTTGATTCCTGTGTGCGGCTACTACAGTCCCATCCTCTGCAAAACAAGACCCGCAGGGAATATGCCTGCAAGCCTCAAGCAGCTTTTTGTTTATGTACATTGATCTTCCTCAAGTCTAGTTCAGCGTCTTTCATCTCATCAGTCCAAATCAAGCCTTTCTCCAATGCGTACTGTAGGAGTTGTTCAACAAGATCAGAGAACTCAGAGACCGTGAGAGAAGCGGTGCTCGGTTCTATCTCCTTCACCTGACCTCCAGGGAGGTCTACGATCCTTGTTGGCAAGAATCTAGTTTTCGCCCACTCATGCCAGATGTCCTGTGTGTATTCTTGGTTCATGAGTTGTTCAGAACACGCAGTTAGGATCGCCCAATAAAACCGATTCTGAGCCGCTGTGCGAGGAGGTTTGGTAATAGTTACCATGTAACCCAATTCAGCGGCTTGTAGAGCCTCTATAGCCTTCCTACGGTCATTCTCAGTCGTTAAAATCAGTCGCATTGAGCCTCCACCAGTTGTAATTTGCTCTAAAGGCCCTTCTTGCCATGTCTGGGAACTTATCGTGGTAATCCGACCACATAAGCCAAGAATCAACGTCAGCTTCCTTGCCGTTCCCGATTAAAAACCTCATGGCGGTTATCGACTCGGTGCTTGGCTTTTTGTTGTACGGAGCCCTGCAAGCATCTTCTACTGCCAGGTTGATGACCGACCACAAGAGTTTCTTGCAGCGGTCAGTCTGGATGTCGTCGATCAAACCCTCTTCAAATCGGTCTAGGTTCATTTGACTTCCGTAAGTGCTTTCTTCTTGGCTTCGTAAACAGCGACGAGTTCTTTTATTTCTGGCTTGTCTTTCATAGCCTTGTAGGCCGGAGAAAACTCAGCCTTAAGCGCGTCTAAAGACTCTGCTGCCTCAAGTTTTGCTTTGTAGGTTTCTAGCTCATCGACCTTTTCATCGGAAGGCAGATCTTCTCCAGCGTAGATATAAAGACCGATGCCGTGTAAAGCTATTGCCTTTGCTAAGCACCTTTGCATAGCCGTATTGACTGCAAAAGCATCAGGATTAGAGATCGCCTTGTTTCTGTGGTCCATAACCGGAAGTTGGGCAGTGCGAGAAACTCCAAATGCTTTGACCTCGCAGAACACCATGACTGTTTCGCCCCACATTTGGTGAGGCTTGTACTCCCACGTAGCACTCGGATCGTTGAGCAAAAGTTGTTCTACAGCCCATGCCCATGATAGATACGACAGGTTGTTTTTCTTCTCGATCTTGCTGTTGACGTTGATTTTGTTGAGTTCAGCGAATTTCATGTTTAGCTCCTTTACTTTATGAACAGGAAGAGCAGCGTTCCGTAGAATATTCCCAATAGCGTGCATAAGATCCAATCACTCCTCGTCGGTTTCCATTTCTCCAAGTTCAAACTCCTGTTGTTCCAGCTGTTGTTGGTGCTCACGTTCTCTCTCCCTGTCGTATTCCCAAAGTTGTCTATCTAGCCACCAGTCATAGTTCATTGTTTTCATCCCTAACGTAGATCACACAGAACTCCATGTGGTTATCGTGGTCGAACACTACTGCCATGTTTTTAGGCAGGTTGTAGTTGTCGTAGAAGTGTTCCTTGATGATTTCGCCTAGTTGCTGTTTTGTAAGTACGATCTTCATGTTTTCTCCTTGTTGCGATGGAGTAATCTTAGGCTCGATAAACCATTAAGACTGTCGCCGTAATGACAATCTCTGCCACTGACACCAAGAAAACACGCCGTTCGTCGGTTAGTCCTACTCAGAGGTCTCTATCCTTACTGAGAGATCGAGGTTATTTATGCCAAATAGTCGAGCACTGGAACCCTTGGGCTCGTATACGGCAAGACCTTTTCAGCATCGGAGACATACTTTGTCTCAGAGACGAAGAGACGCTGCTGGTGCAGACAACGAGCAGGGCCAATATCAACGCCAGGGTGAAGAAGATAAGCGAGTGTGAGCATCTTCCGGCTATCTTGAGAGCAGGCTGGAAGATAGAGGTTCATGGTTGGGGGAAGCTAAAAGATGGATGGACTTGTAAGGTCGTAGAGATGTGATATAGTTAGCTTGTCTGTGTGGTGCAGATTGAGCCGTTAAGCATGTTCCCTGCCTTCGAGTCATACCGAAGGAACACCACCAGGGGGCATCCTTAACGGCTTTTTTGTTTTCGCACAGACCGTACTGTCCGCGTAAGCAATGAGTTATCCCGACTGCTGACAAGAAAAGGGTTACTGGTAAGCCACGATGTTTGTGAGCCGGTGCAAATCCGTAAGAATCCAGCGGCTGGTCGAATCTGCAAGCCGAGGGGCTAGGTAACTAGCATGCAGATGACGGTAACGTCCGAGGAACCATCTCTCTCTACTCCCGTTGGGGGTAGGGGGGTCTTTGCGAGGAATTTATATATGCTTCACTATCACGGCACTCCTATCACTCCTAGAGCAGTGTTAGAGACGCTTGGTGGTGAAAACTTCTGTATTAGCTATGCAGAATCGAGAGACTTAAAAGTCTGTCTAAAAATCGGTCAATCACTCATGTTAGATAACGGCGCTTTCTCTGCAAAAACACGGGGCATACCGTTTGATCCTAAAGGTTTTTATGATTGGCTCGATCCAATTTTGGGTCATCCGCACTGGGGTGTCGTTCCTGATGTTATTGATGGCACAGAGGAAGAACAGAGACAACTAGTTAAAAGTTGGCCTTATCCCAAATCACTCGGCGTTCCGGTTTGGCACTTAGGCTTGTCGCTTGATTACCTTTGCGAGCTTGTTGATAACTGGGGCAAAGTTTGCTTAGGTTCGTCTGGCGAATACTGGAATGTCGGTTCACAGAAATGGCAGTCTAGGATGGATGAGACGTTTAATCATTTGTCTAAAGTGTACGGCAGATTGCCGTGGACTCACGGTATGCGGATGCTCGGTCAAGGTCTTGAACGCTGGCCTTTATCGAGCGCTGATTCCACAAATCTTGCGGTCAATCACAAATCAATGAAGGAGTGTGCGTATTGCATTGCAAAGCGCATTGACTCTGAAAACCCAACAACACAATGGTCGTTAAGACCTGTACAGGAGCATTTATGTTTTTAGCTATCGGTGTTTACGCATTTGCAATGACCGCAGCAAACTTAAGCGTGGCGGCATTTGGTCCTGCAATCAGTCCACTTAATGCGTTTCTGTTTATAGGACTTGATCTTGTGCTTAGGGATTGGCTGCACGTTAAATTAAAACTGTGGCAGATGGGAGCTCTCATAGCATCTACAGGTCTTTTGACGTATTTGCTAAATCCTGCGTCAGGAAAGATTGCCATCGCATCTGCGGTTGCTTTTACATCGGCGGCGATAGTTGATTGGTTTGTTTTTGCAAAGCTAAAAGGATCGTGGGTAAGGCGAGCAAATGGATCGAATGTAGCGGGTGCTGCGGTTGATTCCATCATCTTTCCGACTTTAGCTTTTGGTGTGCTGATGCCTCACATTGTCTTGTTACAGTTTGCCGCAAAGGTTTTTGGTGGCTTTGTTTGGGCAGCAATTATTGGAAGAAATAGTCATCTCAACGACATTCAACAATTAAAAAAAGGTCTACAGTAAAAACTCCAACACAGGAGGTTTTATGTTTGAAGAGTTTTGGAGTAAGTACCCAAGAAAGGTCGCTAAACGCGCTGCACAGAAGGCATGGAACAAACTATCGCCTAGTGAGCAAAAGTCCGCTGTAGAGGCTCTGGTGACGCACAACAAGTATTACCAAGTGAAGGGAACAGGTCAGGAGTTTATTCCGCATCCTGCTACCTGGCTAAACCAAGGAAGATGGGAAGATGAGCTAGAGATTGCTCCTGCACAAGAGAAGGTTGTGGTGTGGTGGGCTACAGAAAAGGGTACTGCCGAGATGGCAGCAAAGGTAAATTGTCCAGCTAGGCCTGGAGAGGATTGGAACTCTTGGAAGGCAAGGATCTCAGAGAAGCTGAGGGCAGCATGAACGAGAAAGAAAGAGCATACAAACTGCTACACAAGCTGGCAGAAGAAA